CGAACCCCACCGGCTGCTGGCCAACATGGAGTTCGCGCCCACCGAGTTCGCCCAAGAGATCGCTTCTCTATATAGGTCGGGATTCCAGTGGGGGGTCTCGGTGGGCTGAGAGCCGATCCGCTACGAAGAGCGCAGGGACGAAAAGACCGGAGCTTTCCTGGGACTTCGTTTTCTGGAGCAGGAATTGTTGGAAGTGAGCGCGGTCCCGGTTCCTGCCAACCGCAGCGCCCTCCGCCGGTCCGGCCAGCCAGACCTGAGCGCATTGGCCGCTCTCTGGCCGGTGTTGGCGTCCCAGGTAGATGACCTGGCCAAGCTGGCCGGCGAGATCGGGGACACCGTGGCCGAACTGGAAAACAACGCGAAGGGAGCGCAATTGCCAGAGCAGTAGAACCCCGTCTCAGACATCATTGCGGCCCTTCGTTCCGGCCAGGTTTGACCTTCCCCGACGGAGGGCCAGCCCCTCAGCAGCGCTCGCCGCCCCTAACCGCCGCGCGGCCAAAATCGCCACGTGACCTAATCAATGCAACCAGGCATCACCTAGCTGAACCAAGGAGTTGAATATGACTATCGCGGCACAAGACTTGGAACTGATCAAACGGGAGTTGGCCGGTATCCGGGAGTTCTACGACGCCCGGATCGATACGGAGATACCTCCTCTAAAGGAAGAGATGGACCGCATCTCGGGCCAACTGAGCAAGGTCCAGGAGCTGTGGCGGGACGGCGAGAAGCGGGCCCTTCTCTCGCGCTTCGGCGGCGGCGACCGCCCCAGGGTCGGCTTCGGGAAATACGCCGGACTGGACCACCTGGACATAGCCTGCGTCCGCAGCCTGCTCACCGCCCAGATGCGCGAGCCAGCCGGCATCAACCCCCGCATGCTGGAAGACTGGCAGACCAACCTGAAAGCGGCCATGGACTCCACCACCTCGGGCACCGGCGATGAACTGGTTGACACCCAAGAAGCCCGCGCGCTCTGGGACGATGTCAACCTGGAAACCTCGGTTGCCCCCCTATTCAACACGGTGCAGATGCCCAGCAACCCCTTCCAGATCCCGCTGCAATTGGGCGACGTTAACTGGTATCCCGGCACGGAGAACGTAGCCACCAAGTCCACCGGCCTGACCACCGCCCGGCAGACCCTGACCGCCTACGAGCTGGTGGCCGAAGTCCCCTGGTCCTACGACCTGGACGAGGACTCGGTGCTCGCCATGATGGAGGAGCTGCGCCGCAGCCTGATGCGGAACGCCCGGGAGGTCATCGACGACGTGATCTTGAACGGCGACACCACGGCCACCAACAACATCAATGCCGACGGCGCCACCATCGCCAGCACCGACGCCGGCAAGGGACAGTGGCTGCTGGGGTTTGACGGCCTTGTGCACCTACCCCTGGTGGACAACACCAGCCAGGCGATCGACCACAACGCCGCCGTCTCCGACGACATGTTCAATGAGGTCCGCTCCAAGCTGGGCAAGTACGGAGTACGCCCTTCGGAGACGGTCTACGTCACCGACGTCAATACCTTTATAAGGGCCCTCAGCGTGGGGAATTCCCGCACGCTGGACAAGTTCGAGCCCCAGGCAACCCTCCTGACCGGCCAATTGGGCGCGGTGGAAGGCATCCCAGTGATCGTCTCGGAGCAGATGGCCCTGGCCGACACCGACGGCAAAGTGACCGACGCCGGCAATGGCACCAACACCGGGCGGTTGCTCATCGTCAACCGCTCCCAGTGGCGCGTGGGCTTCAAGTGCGAGCTGACCATCGAGACCGTGCGCGACGCCCAGAAACGGCAGAACATCATGGTTGTCAGCTTCAGGATCGGGCTGCAAGAACGCACCGGCAGCCGGTCGACCGCCACCCACACGGCCAGCCACTACAACATAGCCGGCGTCTAGCGGCACAACCGCGTTTTTATGGGGCCATGTTCTTGAACGGGCATGGCCCAGGGACCGTAACGGACTTAGACCAAATTGAGACCGGACGCATTCTCGTCCGCGATAACAGGGAGAACGAATGACAACGATCAGCCAAAAAGACCCAGTGCCCGAGGCCGTTAAGAACATGATCCCGCCCGACCAGAGCGGCGTCGTCTACGTCGCCAAACGCTACATCGTGGAAGCCATGGCCTCAGTCAACGCCAACGCCTTTGCCTTTGCGGTGCAGAACCCGGAGGGAGTCGACTGCATCGTGACCAACGTCATCGTGGACATCACCACGGCCGGCGGCACCGGGTCATCTGTCTTGGACATCGACGCGGCCGCCAACGCCACCAGCACCGGTGACAGCATCATCGACGGCCTGGACCTCAACGCAACCGGCGTCGCCGACCGCCACGACGATGCCGGGTCCAACGGAGGCGAAGCCCTCAAATGGGACAAGAACGGCGGGACCAATGACTACATCACCGGCAAGATCCTGGTCCAGAACGCCGCCAGCTTGGCAGGCACCGTAATCATCGAATACGTGCCCCTGTCGTAAGGGTTTCCAAACCGCTCACCCGGTATTAGAAGAGACGAGCAGGCAAGAATCTAGCCAAAGGGGAATCGATTCAAGATGGGATATTCAGACGGACCCCATGACAGTCCCGCGGACACCAAAGACCGGCTGACAAGAGTCGGGTCCAAGTACCGGGCCACACCCACCGGCGTGGCGGACGGCGACAACGGCTACCTGCTGGTCGACTCGGGTGGGCGGTTGATCACCAAAGCCCAGTACCGCGCTGCCACATTCACGGTGATCGACGCCGTGGCTGTCACCGCCGGGACGCCGGCCACGGTCTGGACCCCGGCCAGCGGAAAAACCGTCCGGCTGCTTGGCTGGGCCCTTTCCAGCACGGCCGGGGAGGCCTTGGAGTTCCAAGACAGCGGAACACCCGGCACGGTCATCGCCCAGACCCCTCTGTTGGCGGCCGCCGGCCTTCACACCTCACTGGACATCGGTGAGGGAGTGGTCCTGGCTGCCGCCGAGAACACGCTGAAGTTGGACGTCACTGCCACCAGCACCGTGTCCGGCATGGTCTTCGGTGTTGAGGAGTGATCTTAGCCGTAGACCTAAAGCCCGGCGGATAACCCCAAACACGCAGAGCCCGAGAAATTAGGAGTAGACACGTTGACCATCTTCAGGCTGCGCGCCCTGATCTCGCGCCTCCCCAGCCCGCACAAGCCCGACTTGCCTGAACTGCCCGACTTGGAAGGTGTGCGGCCCAAGAACTGGTCCGCCAGGAGTTGGGCGGCAGTGACCTTGGCCGGAATCCCCACCATCGCCGGCTTCGGCCGGGTCTTGAAATGACCACACGCCGTTCGGCCAGTGTTCGCCGGCGGCCCTACGTTGCGTTGGTGCGGGCTCACGACTCCAATACGTCCAATTCCCGAAACACGTTGATCACCCCCTCCAAAGGTAGGCGGGTCCGCGTGCTGAGGGTGATTCAAGAGCAGACCGACGGCCGCCACCTGTGGGAGCTCTATCTGGGCACCGGAACGGATATCACCACCGACCCGGATAAGGCCATCGACATATTGGATATCCCGAACGACGGAGAGGCCGCCACCCGGACCTTTCTCCGTGACCAGGGTCCAAGGGGCGAGCGGGATGAAGTCCTCAGCGGCCGTTGGCTGGGGACCCCGCCCACGACGGCCCACAAGATAATCATTGAATACACAGAGGTGTCATAACCCTTGGCCAGGCGCCGCTACCGCACCAGGGTCAAACAGCGTCCTTTTCGCCTTTTGGTCCGGATCGTCGATTCAAGCACTAACCTGACACAGCAGACGATCTTGACTCCCAGACCGGGGCGCCGGATACGGATAATCCGGACCAAGGTCTTGCAGGACGCCTCCGATGGCCGCCAACTGTGGGAACTGTATTTCGTAGACGCTCCCAACATAATCACCGGTATCCGTAAGGGCATCGATATATTGACCGTCCCAGACTCCGGAGCCGGGGCAACCCGTGTCTACCGGATAAGCCAGGGGCCGCGGGGCCAACGGAACGAGGTCCTCAGCGGGCGTTGGCGAGGGTTCGCCCCTGATAACTCCCACAAGATAATCATCGAATACAGCGAAGAGTCGTAATACTGGAGGCAGTGCATGGCCCGCGAAGCATACCGCTCAGTCTACGGAGACCTGACTAAACTCAAAGACGACAGTCTGCTCAAAGACCCGGCCGGCGGCGCCGGCGACGATGACGAGTTGTTCCAACTACTATTGGCCGTGTCCGATTGGGTGGATCGCTATTGCAACCGGCACTTTTACCCCCGGACCGATACCTTGGTATTCGACGGCAGAGGAACGTCCCAGTTACTGCTCCCCGATCTCATTTCAGTCACCTCGCTGAAAGAAGACGGCAATGGTGATCTCACCTTCAACGAGACCTGGGCCACCAGCGACTATCGGCTTCAACCCAACAACGCCTCGCCTTCCCTCCATTGGGGCACACCGTACACCGCGCTGAAGGCCCGGTCAGAAGGCAACAAAGCCGATGGCTTTGCCGCCGGTAAGCAGAATTTCCAGATCGTAGGAGTCTGGGGTTACGTCGAGTTCACCGAAGACTCCGGCACCGACCTTAATGACGCCTCCATGAACACTACCAAAACCACGGTGGCAGTGGATGACGGGGCCCAGTTTCAAGTCGGCCAGACTGCCCCGATCGGCGCCGAACAGATGCTGGTGACTGCGATCTCAGGAAATGACCTCACCGTGACTCGGGGCTTGAATGGTTCAACCGCCGCGGCCCACGCCGACAACGCCGACATCAACATACTGCGCTGGCCTGCCTCGATGGAACGGGCTGCAATGATACAAACGGCGCGCATCTGGACGAGATCGGCCGACTTTGAGCCCTTCTTCGTAGACTCCGACATTGACACCGATGTACGCATCCT